ATTGTGCAACTAAACTAGAATTATAACTTACTACTTTCTTACCTTTTATTTTAGCTTGAACTTTAGGTATTCCAGTAAATGCGTCTTGATTCCATTTAAACCTTAATGCTAAATAACATACACCTCTTAATCTGTGATTGCTTCCCCAAGATGATAATGTAGATAACAAACTAGATGCTGATTGACTATCTGTACCAAAAAAAGGTTGTATTCTAATTAGACTTTCTGAATTTTTATAAAAATTACTATCTCCACTTCCTACTTCTACTTCTGTTCCATCTGATAATGAAGATGCAAATGTGACTACTTTATCATCAACTCTTATTTCTTCTATTGAGTTTATCTCTCCCTCTGCCATAGCAATAGCCATATAAAGATATGTGTTATCTGTGCCTGATGTTTCCATAAAAACTCTTGTTCCACCAACAAGTCTTTCTCCATAAATTACAGGAATATTTGCATCATTAGATTGTTTATTTAATAATATACCACGTTCAAAATCATCAAATTCATTTGTACCAAAATCCTCTATTTCTGGAATTTTTGGTCTTAATACCCAAGCAAGAAATAATGAAATACCTAAAGATACTAATGGATTTAGTCCTAAAAAATTTAAAACAGGACTTAAAATTTTTTTTGCTCTTCGTTTTATTGCTTTTAAAGGCATTATGCTCTACCCCACTTGATGTCTTGAACTGTTTGTGATGCAAAGTCCATACCTACATCATTTGCAAAAAATCTTTGTTGTGATGTATTATTTGTTTTACGACCATTTTTCTTTTCAAAGTCTGCCCAGTTTGAAACTATACTTAAATCAACTTGACTATCTTTATCTGTTTCTGAAATATCAAAACTATCTATTTTACCTCTATATAATAAAAAAGGGTCAGAGATTAATTCGTTTGAGTCATTTAAAAATCCTCTAAATATATCTACACTGTCATTAACAACATTCTCATTTAAAACAGTTGATATAAATGTTTGATCTGCACCTGACAAACTAATACCTACACTTGATTTAGTTATATCTGTTTCTTCTGTGTGATTAGTAATACCCAATATAAAATCACTTGGATTATAAGTGACCGATGAGCCTGATACTGATGATGTTAGTGAAAATGAACAATCTGTGAGATTAACAGGAGTAGCAAAACCAATAGTGATAAGGTGTACTGGTCTAATATCATTTGTCGCCAGTTCTGTCTTTACTGCTGATGTTAGGCTTCTTGTCATATTCTTCGTATGTTGTTTGTGTTATACTTTCTGAACCTTTTAACATAGTATATTCAAATTTGCTATTAGGTTTCTTGTAATCCTTTAGATCATTTGTATTACTATCAATTTCATCTTCATTAACAATAGCTTCGGCAATAAAATCGGCAGTAATTTTGTGAGTTATTTTATACTTTTTCACTATAAAGATTCTTCTACGTCAAATTCAAATTGATATAAAGCATTACCATCTTTATCTGAACCAACTACACCAAATTCTTGAATATCGTTAGTTAAATGAACTGTAAAAGGAACATTATCATAAGTCACTGTTGAATCATCTGCTAAAGCAGTAATTAAAGGTGGCTCTATTGTGACAGTTGAAGCATTTGATGATGAAGTAGCATCTGCAACAACCATATAAACTTTATCGTGTGAAGCAAACTTTATAAAATCTCCAGCTTTAAATCTTCCAGCACCATCTCCAGCAAATCCGTCCATAGCAATCGTTGTATCTCCTACTGCGTGAACACCATTAACTAATACTGTTCCTGTTTCACTGCCTCTTGCATCTTCTATTTCTGGTGGGATTATTGTAAAATTTTCTTTACCTGATCTTTGTTTAATAATAAATGCCATAAGTTCTCCATAAACATCTGATCTTTTTGCAGTTATAATACGAGCAGTAAAACCAAATCTTTGACCATCTATTTGTCTTGCAAGTTTCTTACCAGATTGTGATTTTGATATAATTGTATTTTGAATAGACTTTATTCCTAAAGATTCAAATTTAGCATTAGATATTGGAAAAGCACCTGACATTAGATTAGATTTTTACTCCCTCTTTCATTAACTGCATTATTAATTATTTGTGTTATAGTTCCTCTGTTTCTTACTAATAGATCATCAAAACCACTTGCATCTAAAGTATTAATATTAAAATTAACTGTTGTTTGTCCACCAGAAGTTCCTCTAGCAGATTGTGTAATTTGGCCTGTTTGATTTGGTACAAATAATTCTGCACCTTGTTCTCCAACTACAACTGGTTGTCCTTTTCTTACTGCACCACCTTTAGCAAAACCTAATACAGATTTTGCCATACTGAAAAAAGAACCACCACCACTTAAAGATGCTTGTCTTTCTTTTTCTCTAGTAATCATTTTTTCTATTGCTAATTCAACACTTTTTCTAGCTATAACTTCTATTAAAATAGATAAAACTTTTACTGCCAATGTTTGTGCTAAATTTTTAAAACTTTCGTTTAAGTCTTTACCTAATACTATTGCTTCAGCAACACCTTTTGAAAAACCTCTAATACCATCATTTAAAACTCCAGTGACTTGTTTAGCAACATTAGTTAATTCGTCCATATCTTTTTTTAGTAATTCAGTTATTTCTTCTAATAATGTTTTTTGTTTAACTAGGCTTTTATTAACTTTTAGTGTAGCTTCATTAATAAGCATTATTTTATCTTTATAAACTTCAGCTTTTTGTGTGTTATCATCTTGGGTTTTGCCTATCTCAATATTAACAAATGGTATCTTGTTTAATAATGTGATTAAATTTTCATATTGATTACGCAAGAATGAAACTGCTCTAGCAACACCTCTAACTGCCATCGCAAAACCTTGAACTGCTTTAGTTAAAATAAAACCAATAGCATTAGCAATAGATTCAAAGTCTTCTGAATTTTCTTCTATAAATTTATTTAAACTACTAAATTCTTTTTTAAGTTCATCAAAGAATTGCGCACCAGCTACATTTTTCTTAAAGTTAAATAATTTATCTCCAAGCATTGATAATGTACCAGTAAATGTGGTAGCCAATTCATCTGTTGCACTTCCAAATTTACCACCCTTACCAAATACTTTTTCAAATGCTTTTATAGTTTCTTCTGCTGATACAGTTGCACCAGCTTTAAAACCTAACATATCTCTAACACCTTTTTCTCTAAAAATATCTGCTGAAGCTATACCACCAGCAAATGATCTTTGTATTTGTTCTCCAGCAGTTCTAAAATCAATTCCTGTGACAGAAGCAACATTACCAGTTATTTCTAAAATTTTTGCTAAATTTTCTGCATCTCCACTAACTACTGCAAGATTTCCTGATGCTTCTTGTATTTCTTCTAATGAAAAAGGAACTTTAGATGCAAAGTCAGACATTACTTCAAATGCTTTTGCACCCTCTGTTGTTGAGCCAAATAATTGTTTTAATCTAACATTTAAGTCTTCAATACTTCTGCCTGTTGAAACAAAAGATTTTACTACAAGACCAGCACCAAGAGTCACAAAAGCAGTTCTTAAATTAAATACTGCACTTCTTAATCCAGCTAATTTACCTCTAATACCATTAAAGGCTTGTCTAGTCTTATCTTGTGCTAATATATTTATCTTTAAATTTTGTGCCATTATATTTTAAATTTCTTTGCTTCAGCTAGTTGTTGTTTGGTTTTATACTCATCTTGTTCTTTTTTCAAGTATGCTAACCAAAGATTATAATGTGCAACTGGCATATCAAGAACTTCTTGAATAGTGATGTGGAGTCTGTCTGCTACAACTAAAAGCGACCTCAAATCAGGGTCGCTATTTACTTTTTTTCGGCTTCCTCAAATGATGTATCTAAAAGTATTTTATTGGCTATTGTACCAATAATATTAGAGTCAGCTTTCTTTCTTAATGCAAATTTATCTTCAGGACTAAATGCTTTTACCATCTCTCCTTTGTCATTTTTGACTTGGAGTTTCATTATAAGTAAATCAACAAGAACAGTTAAGTCTTGAAAGTTATTAGACTTTTTAAATATTGTGTTTTTTTCTTCAAGGGTCAATGGCTCTGAATAAAATATACTAGCATTACCATGCTCGTCTTTCCATTCAGGAACTTCAATAGTAATAGTTTTAAGAGTCTCAAAATGAGATTTTACTCTATCAATAACTGACATAAAATATTATTAGACAGTTCCTATTGTTAAAGCACCAGTTCCTTGAAAAGTCACAGTTCTTGAAATGATTGCGTCCATAGAGTTATTAACTGACATTCCTGTCACAATTCCTGTTCCAGTAAAACTTCTGTCGCCACTTGAATTACCCTCTGGTAATAAAA